CCGCAATCTTTTTCCTCAAGACTCAGGCAGGGTGGAGCGAAAACAAGCTTAGAACGGCTGAGAAGCCCCAGATTCAAATTAATGTAAATTCAATAGCTGACGAAAAAAAAGAAATACCGGTTGTAGATGTTCAGGCTATTGAAGAGGATTCGTCTGGTCTTGAATCAGAATAATGGTTATTTTAAAACAATATGGAAAAAGACAAAGAAGCTTTACGCGAGAAGATAGCAAAGGATACTGAGAAGTTTCTTGCCAGTGGTAAGGTTATAAAGGTCTGTCCTTCGGGTGAGTTTGTCAGGGGTTTAAATTGGGAATATTCAAGAAAGCTGAGATTAAAGCAGGATGCATGAATACCAGGCTAGGATAGTGAGGGTTATTGATGGGGATACGATAGATGTTGATATTGATCTTGGTTTTGATTGCTGGCTTCATAAGCAGCGTATCCGTCTTGCTGGTATTGACACTCCCGAATCTCGCACAAGAGATAAACAGGAAAAAGCGCATGGATTACTTGCAAAGAAATGCGTTCAGGAGCATTTACAGGTTGGGAACTCCTATGCCCTCAGAACAACAAAGAAAGGAAAATTTGGAAGGTACTTGGGGGAGTTTAAAACGGGAAAGGGATTTATTACAAAAATCCTTATCAGGGAAAAGTTAGCGGTTCCCTATACCGGACAGAACAAGAAGGAAATTCAAAAAGCACATCTGGCTAACCGAAAAGCTTTGAAAAAATATGAAAAACTAGGACTATTAACGGGGGAGCACTAGCTATGCACGAAGCACCGGAAACCTATAAGCATGACAACTTACTAGAAGTTAGTAAGATACCCACTCAGTATTATAATGTAACACGCGATCTCACTGACTCTGATAAAACCAGGTTGCAGTTGCGCCATATAATGCCCTATGGGGTAGAGATCCATGATGGCAAAGAATATTTAAAAAATCGCAACCATGAAATTATGGCATCAAGAAAGGCTGTCTCTAAAAACTCAGGTTACTTTTTCGATGATGGCTGCCCTCCGTGGCGATATTTACATGCAAATTCTGACTCACGTTTGCGTTGCGAAGCTGTATTGGCGGCTTGGGTATTAGATAAACCACTAGACCCTTATTTAAACCCCGAACTTAATGACTGAAGAAGAATATCAAAAGTGGCTTTCGGAATTTGGTGAAGCAATGGTTGAAGATAATGAGGTGGAAGCCAAAACTACCGAGCTTGGAAATGGCATGAAGCTTACGGTTTATCAGCCCAAAGAATCTGATACAAAGATGGCCTTTAAAGACAATAAAATAACGACCTATCGGGAAATCGTTAATGAAGACGGTTCTATTACCCTCTATCAGTTCAGGGATAATGGTGGGCAATTTGTCTCAACCCGTGAATTTCGTGAAGTTAATATCGGTCTTGGTCAGATAAAGACAGGTGAATGGTCAATCAGCGAACTTAAATTAAATTGAGGTGAGATATGCCTAGAGTCGGTAAAAAGCATTATCCGTATACAGCCAAAGGCAAGGCGGCTGCGAAAAGACAGGCTCAACGGACAGGGCAGAAAATGACCAACGTAAGAAAATCCCGTAGAAGCCGTTGAAACTTGATGTCAACCTATTGTCCTGGCAGGAACAGGTCTGGAGCGATGACAGTCGTTTCAAGGTGGTTGCTGCTGGAAGACGTACCGGAAAGTCCCGTCTAGCTGCCTATTTGCTGCTGTTTAAAGCCCTTAGCACAGACAAAGGGCATATATTCTATGTAGCCCCCACTCAAGGTCAGGCTAGGGACATTATGTGGAATCTATTGCTTGAACTGGGAAGTGAAGTGATTAAGAACTCCCATGTCAACAATATGCAGATCACCCTGACCAACAATATTATTATCTCGCTCAAAGGGGCTGACAGGCCAGAGACTATGCGGGGTATAAGCTTGTTCTATCTGGTTATGGACGAATACGCAGACATGAAGCCTGAAGTGTGGGAATCGATATTAAGACCTGCGCTAACTGACTTAAGGGGTGGTTGTTTGTTTATTGGAACCCCTATAGGACGTAACCATTTCTATGAGCTTTACAAACAGGCTGAAGAAACAGAGGGTTACAGGGCGTGGCATTACACCAGTTATGATAATAATCTTCTGGATAAAGCGGAGATTGACGGGGCTAAGAAGTCTATGTCCTCTTACGCTTTTCGGCAGGAATTCATGGCTTCTTTTGAAGCCAGAGGCAGTGAGGTCTTTAAGGAAGAATGGGTAATCTTTGACGAAAAAGAACCTGTAGGTGGTGAGTATTATGTAGCGGTAGACCTTGCAGGTTTCGCTGAAATGAACAAGCCCAAAACCAAAAACAGCAAACTGGATAATACGGCTATAGCGGTTGTTAAGATCAATGAGCATGGCTGGTGGGTTGAGAACATTATTTATGGTCGATGGGATTTAAACGAAACTGCAATAAAAATATTTGACGTTGTTCGTAAATACGAGCCAATTTCTGTAGGGATTGAAAGGGGCGTTGCAATGCAAGCGGTAATTAGCCCGTTAAGTGATTTAATGCGGCAATACAACCGTTATTTTCACATTGAAAAATTAACGCATGGCAATAAAAATAAGACAGACCGCGTAATGTGGGCGCTTCAAGGACGTTTTGAAAACGGGAAAATAAAATTAAATCGTGGTGATTGGAATGATGTTTTTTTGGACGAGCTTTACCAATTCCCAGATATATTGACGCATGATGACTGTGTAGACGCATTAGCGTATATTGACCAGCTACAAACTATCACCTATCAACCAGAATATGAGTTTGATGACCACGAAATCCTAGATTCCGTAGCAGGGTATTGATATGGACGAACTATTTGATGACAGCATTTATGAAAGCGAATCGCTTGAAGGTTGGGTAATCGCCAAGTGTGATAAATGGCGCGAGCATTATAATTCCAATTATGAAGAAAAGTTTGAAGAATACTACGACCTGTGGCGTGGTCACTTTAATCCTGAAAACAGGACAAGACCTAGTGAACGCTCGGAAATAATCTCTCCTGCCTTGCAACAGGCGGTCGAGTCCAGCGTTGCCGAGATTGAAGAGGCAACATTTGGGCGTGGTGATTTTTTTACCATAAGGGATGATATGCGTGACCCTGAAAGTCAGGACATAGTTTATTTAAGGAAGAAACTTAACGAAGACTTCAGAAAGCACAAAATCCGCAAGCAGGTAGGCGAATGCCTGATTAATGCTGCTGTTTTTGGTACAGGTATAGCAGAGATTGTCATGGACATGGATACAGAGCTTGCCCCTGCTACCCAACCCATGCCAGACGGGACTATGCAAGCCTTTGGGGTTAATGAAACCGAAAGGATGGTAGTTAAGCTAAAGCCCGTTCTTCCCCAGAACTTTTTGATAGACCCGATTGCAACGAGCGTAGAAGACTCTATTGGTGTGGCGATTGATGAATACGTTTCGCCTCATACCGTCAAACTGCTTCAGGAGCAGGGTGTTTATGAAGATGTTGAGTTTGGAACGGAATCCTACGGAGATACCGCTTTAGAAGCTGACCCTACTCTGTCTCAGGAGCCTGAGAACAAAGTCCGTTTAACAAAGTATTATGGGCTTGTTCCGCGCTATTTAATTAAGGAATACACTGAAGACATAGATTTTGAAGAGCTTGAAGAAAGCATTGAAGAGACTGTGCAGGATGGTGTTGAAGAAATTGTAGAAGATGATGTAGAGGTAGAGGTAGAGGTTGAAGTAAAAGAAAGCTACTACGTTGAAGCCTGTGTCGTTATTGTCAATAGAAGCACCATACTAAAAGCACAGTTAAACCCTTATATGATGGGTGACAGACCTGTTATCGCTTTCCCTTGGGATGTAGTGCCAGGAAGGTTCTGGGGAAGAGGCGTTTGCGAAAAGGGCTATAACTCTCAAAAGGCTCTCGATGCTGAATTAAGGGCCAGAATTGATGCGTTAGCTTTAACCAATGCGCCTATGGTGGCTATGGATGCAACCAAAATGCCAAGAGGGGCAAGGCCTGAAGTCAGGGCAGGAAAGATATTATTAACCACAGGTAATCCAAGAGAAGTCTTGCAGCCCTTTAATTTCGGGCAGGTTTCACAAATTACCTTTGCTCAAGCTGAGTCTTTGCAGCGAATGGTACAGACTGCCACTGGTGCAATCGATTCGGCTGGTGTTCCAGGCTCTATCAATGGTGAAGCTACTGCTGCTGGCATAAGCATGAA